CCATCAGCATCTAAAGATGAATCAAAAACCTCATCTAAAACAAGAAGATTCGTGTTCACACTATTCTTGAGTTTTGCAACCATGCGCCATGTGAACAACAACGCAAGATCAATTCTCATTTTCTCACCTTCAGAAAAAGAAGCATAAGAAAATTCATCACGATATTGTGATTGAATCGTTTCGTTGAAATTTTCATCAATTGAAAAGTTGATCAAAAAATCCAACTCATTTAAATATCTGTTTACATATTTGTTAATGATAGGAACATATTGACGAATGATTTTTGTCTTGATGCCCGTATCTCTCAGCAATTCGTGTGCATATCCAAAAATTTGTTTCTCATCACACAGTTCTGAATATTCAGAATTCAAAGTCTTCAATTCTTCCTCTAAAGAGTATAACATATCCATCTCTGAATTGTCAAGTTTTTTCTTGTCTTTTAATTTCTCAATCTCTTTCCAGGCCCGTTCAATGTTTGCATCTAGCGATGTGACTGATGAATTTAGTCCAGCAAGAGTTTGAGATTTATCCACAATCTCTTTTCCTATCTTACGAAAATTCTCTAACTGATTTTCTAATGTATCTATTTCAGTAATGATTTTTCCCAAACCATCTTTCTTATCATCAATTCCCTTTGAAATATCAATCACCCTCTCCTTTTTAAACTCATCATTAATGACTTGTTTGCAAGTTGAGCAAGTAGAATTATTTTCATAGAAATTTAATTCGTTTTCATCGTGCTTTAATTTGATTTCTAGTTTATTCTGAACCTTCTCATATTCGGATGTTTTTTTCTTTGTATCATCTTCTGTTATTATCTTCTTACTCAAATCACCAATATCATTTTGCAATGCAGCAATTGTCTCATTTGCATCTTTTCTCTGATTCACAAATCCTTGAATATCTTCTTCTTTCTGTTTTACAATTGAATTATTATCTTGCTTCAATCTTTCAATATATTCTAATTGCATTGTAGATTTTGATTTATTCAGTTCCCTTTGATTCTCATTATTATGAAGATTGGATTTTAATTCAGAATTCTTCTGTTTCAATAGTCCATTCATTGTGGAAAAAATCTGAATGTCTAAAAGATCTTCAACAATAGTTCTTCTATCCGACTGTTTGAGTTGCATGAATGGCTCAAAGGTAGAACTTCCCAAAACAACAATTTGAGTAAAAGACTTGAAATTCAACTTGAGAATAACCTTTTCTAGATATTCCTGTGAATCTCTGATGTTCGCCATTTGGTCTAAAACCTTACCATTCTGAACAATCTCAAATAAATTTGGTTTGATTCCTCTACGAATTTTAAAATCTTTTTTCCCTATTGAGAAATCTATTTCAACCAGCAACCCTCTTTCATTAATCGTATTGACCAATTGAGTTTTGTTAATACTACGAAAAGGTTTTCCAAACAATCCAAATGTCAATGCATCTAGGATTGTTGATTTACCCGATCCATTTTCTCCGATTATTAAAGTAGTTGGTGATCTGTCAAAAAAGACAGTTGTAGGTGTGTCTCCTGTAGAAAGAAAATTCTTCCAAGAGATTTGTCTAAATACTATCATTAATATTAATTATTTTCGTTTAAGAGTTGTGGGCTGGTTGTTTTTAATGTATTATCTACAATACTTAATCCCTTTTTCAATGTAATATGAATCATCTTATTGAGAGTGATTCCTCTCTCATGTGCTAACATTGACAAATTGAAAATTACATCATCTGGTAATTCTAATGTTAATGCTGCTTGCGATTCTGGTTGAATTACTTTTCCTTTAGTGGTTGTAGCAGTCATACGATTTTCCTTATCTCTCTGTCTTTCCATCTCATCCATATCATAATTTGACATTTGTTCCTTTCTCTTATTTTTTATATCTTATGCGTTTTTAATAGCTCTTCTACTTTGGCAAAGTTTTCCGTATTATCTATTTTTTTTTTTGCGTATGCGTATCAACCTTTCCTGTAGTAGATCCGAAATCAACTGTCTCTACCCTATTATCTTTCATTCCTTGTTCTTGTCTGTTATATTCGTCTTGTTGTCTCTGAGTAGAAGAAATTGCATTAAAAGATACACATCTTCTTTCTGGATCTCCTTCTTCTACTTGATAAGGGTATACATGATGTAATTGCTGAGCGCCAAAAATAAAACAATCTCCAACGTGTGGACGCCAAGACCAAGTAGGTTGACAAAAATCCAAATCCCTTCCAGCTGGGCCAGTAAATGTAATTGAACCATCATCTCTTTCACGATGTTTTTTAACTGATTCTTTAAATTTAGGAACTTTTAAATACATCGCAGTAGATATTTGACATTGAGTATGTATATGTGTAGGATTATATTCGCCAGGATATTGATTTACCACCCACATTGATAGCATTTGAACTAACCATTTTTCGTTAGTTACATGACCTTCTCCCCCTGGCCCATACATCTGTTTTTTGGTTTCCACCACATAATGTCTAATCAGATCATGAAAAAAATCATATACTCCTGCTTCTTGTAACATTTCATGAGGAACAACCAACTCATTTTCTATTTGTCCTGCAAGATTATCCCCCCAACTTTTTTCTTTTTTCTCTATTACTTCATCTGTTATTTCTAACATTTTATTAAGAATATGATCTGGTAATTTTGTCATCAAAACTGGACACGACCAAGGCTGAACCAATCTCATCGGAACATCAAAAGAATATGTCTTTGGGTTATTTTTCTTTTCTAGTCTTTCTTGTCTCCTTCGTTCTTGTCTGGTACTCATACTGTCTCCAATGTCAGTGCTTCGTTGTATAAATCCTGCATTAACTTATTTAACGATTCCTTATTTTTAAGTTGCAGCCCATCTACACAATTACGAATTACACTCATGGTGTCTTCAACATCATCAATACTTTCTATATCTTCTCCAAGATCTTCAATATCAAATAAGTTATCAACAACCGATATATGTCCAACGCCCCCTCTAACTAAATTATCCATTAATGCTTCAAACAAATATTGATTCTCTTTGTTTTTAATAATAATTTTTACATAGCAATCTTCATATTGAGAAACATCAATGTGGTCTATTTTTCCTTTTGAATCATCATAATAAATTTTATGAAACATTGAATATGGATTATTGACCATTTCCACTTCCATTGTTTCCGTGTCATATATGTGAAATCCTCTTTGATCATTATAATCACTCCATGTGATCTCATAAGGATTCCCCAAATAAGTAATATTTCCTGTCTCCGACTTATGATGAAAATGTCCAGAAAAAACCTTCTGGAAGGCCTTAAACATTGATTGAGAGTATCCTTCTATCGCAAACGAACCTTTATGTTGTTCAATCCCTTCTATTTGAAGATGACCAAATGCAACTGGAGCCCGTGTCTTTTCTATCAATTCTCTTGTCCGATTTTCATTGTCTACACAGATCCAAGGCAGAAATACTGCTTTGTTTTTCCCATCCAAAGATACTTCGGTTGGTTCAACATGAACTGTTACATGATCCATACCATCTGTCAATTCAGACATAGAATTTACTGCAAGAGTATTTTTATAATATATGTCATGATTACCAACAATAATATCCATGTTGATTCCCATTTCTTTTAGCGGAAGAAACAGAATTTCTTTCATAGAATTTAGAGTCTTATAATTAATAAATTTTCTTCTATCAACAACATCTCCTAAATGCAATACTTTGGTAATACCTCTTTCTTTTAACGTAGGAAAAAATACATTATCATAAAATCTTTTAAAAAAATCATTAAAAATCAAACTATCATTTCTTGCACCAAAATGAGTATCGGTAATAAGAGCTATCTTCATGCGTATGCCTCTTCCATAAATTCAACGAGAGGTGATAACTTAGCAAGAGTTTTATCAACTTCTGGTTTGGGTTTTTTCTTTGCTCTTTTCTTCTCTTCAAATGCATGAATGAAGTCATATATACTTGCACGTTTATCTGCTGTCATTGGAGATGCACCAGATACTACACTTGCAGACTCTTTTGCACTCATTGCAGCCATGTCTGAATTGTCTTCTAAAGAACTAAACTCATCCATCGTTTTATATTTGATATAAAGTTGTTTCTTTTCCTTTTCAATTCTTCTAAGGAATGCGTAATATATGATTTGAGTAAAATATGCGAATGGATTGGTTGATTTTTCTGGATTGAAATTACTTGCGTACATTACACAATTTTCAATTCCATCGCTTACCATTTCTTCCCGAAATGCATAATTTATAAAGTTTGGCCGATGAGAAAGTCTCTCTGCTATTTTAAGAAAACATTCTCCTGCATAATCGGGTATCTGTGGTGGTGTGGTTTCGTCATCCTTTGACTTCAAATAATTTTCACGATAATCTCTCATGACTATCAAGAATTGTTCATTATTCACATAATGTTGTTTTTTTCTTGGCATGAATATCCTTTCTTAGTTTATAATATATCCATTATATCAAATTCAATCAAAAAAGTCAAGTAATATTTAATAATAAAAAAAACTTGACAAAACCTCCATAAAGTGTTATAATGAGTCTGTGACGAGTACAAATGAAAGTATATACTTAGTTTAACATTTCACTCTCATTACCTAATGGTATAAATTCTTCAAATGTATCACTCTCTTCTTCTATAATATCTTTGTATATCTTGTGCATTTTTGGAGATAGATTTGCCATTGTTACCACATATTTAGCGGATACAGGAATTATTTTATCTTCTGTGAATGGAATCCATTTGGTAAATCTCACACCCTCATCTCCTTCTTGATCTACAACGTGAGATATTTTTACAGGATGTTTAAATTTAAAAAATCCACCATCTGGCTCCATGTACATTGTCAGCAGTTCTTCTCCGCTTGCAAGTTTGACATATTTAAGAGGTGCAGTCATATTATCCTTTTATTGGAATTGTGTAGATATTATATGGAAATTTTTCACTGGTATAGATTTTGATTCTTTCCATGAAATGATTTAAGGTATAATTTTTTCTCTCTTTGTACGTAAGATCATCTGAAATATCATACAGATTTGCAGATTTCTTTGTATCCGATGTCCTAAGTCCTCTACCTATTGATTGTAAATTTCTTATACGAGACTTAGAAGGAGAAGCAAAAATGATGTTATGAAGATTCCTAATGTTGATGCCAGTACTGTATACGCCATAACTCGCACATATGACGGCATCTCGTTCTTGTTCCACGATAGATCTAACTTGTTCTCTTGATTCTGCATCTGTTCCTCCATAAACAAAAAACACTTTTCTTGAATTATCTATTTTATCCCTCAACATTTCATGTAGAATATTTCCATGTTTTTCTACCAACTGAAATAAGACCAAAGAATTGCCCGAAAGACCCTCAACTAGATTACATATGTATTTATTTCTTTCAGTATGACTTACTAAAAAATCTATCTCTTCTTGATAGTTTAATTTTGAAACAATAGCACAGGCCTCTTTTGAATATTGTAATACAAGACATTTTATATGAATTTCAGATAAGGTTTTCTTTTTAATCAATTCTTTTGTCGTAGTGACCCTTTTAGTTGATCCAAACAACCCTTCTAGTATCAATTTGTGTACCTCTACATCATCTAATGTTCCTGTAGTTCCTATTCTATAAGGTGCATTCTCCAAACCCTTCATTATCTTTGTCAGTGATTTTGATTTATAGAGATGTGCTTCATCTCCTATCACTAACTCAAATTCTGAAAAGTAATTCTTTTTTTGTTCGTATAGAGATTGCCATGTTGAGACAATAATTTGTTTGTCTGTAACCTTCTCTTGTCCTCCGTATATTTTATGAACTAAACTTTCTATATCAAAATTTTTATCGGCCCGTGCGTAAGATTCAAAATCCGAATACATCTGACTCACCAAAGATAATGTCGGCACAATGACCAAAGATTTTCTTGGAGAATAATAACGTATTATGTAATAGATAATTAAGGATTTACCAGATGCAGTAGGTGAAAGTAATACACACCTTTTTTTATCTATTGCGTGTCTGACTGCGTTGCTTTGGTAATCTCTTAATTTGTATTCACAAGGAAATGATGTAAGAAATTTGAAATAATCTTCATTGGTAATTTCATTATATGGATCATTCGTTTGATCTATTAAAGTGTATTCTCTATCATATGCAAACCTTTGAACTTCTGATTTTAGTCCATAGTACATTCTACCAGAATCCATGTTGAAAAGATATACAAAACCATCCCATTTTTTTCTACGAAACATGGGCATGAATTGATAGTCTTTTGGGCGGAATCGGAAATAATGATTCAATTCCATCCTCACACTAGGTTCACAGATAAGTCTTAGATATACTTCATTTTCCTTTTCTATAATTATTTGCACTACTACCCCAACCCTGCAACAAATTTTCTCCAATTGATTGCATTGTTGATGTGAAAACTTCTATTCTCAATCATGGAAAGAACCGATTTCAAATATTCAACTTTCCCTTCTTGTTCGTTTAAAATTTTCTCGGCCTTTTGTAGGACTTCATCTGCTGCAACATAATGTCTTTCTAGTTCTGTTTTTGAAATGCGAATATTGTGGTCTGGTGCTTTTCCGTTCTTGGAAATAACCACTTCCCATCTTTGCTGAAAAAGGATCTTCCAATGAGTTTTAAGATCACTCAATTTCCGTTTTTCTTTTGAATATATGTTGAGGTATTTTTGATGTACGTTTGGAATGTTCAATGATTCATTATCCAAATCCTTATCATCAATGTGAGAATCTTCTTCCCACATTTTCATAATGTCTTCAAGTTCCATAATTTTTAATTATCTAATAGGTTTCTTATTTCATAATTTGTATACTGGAATGTTGCGGTTGCTGTAAAATATTCTAAGTCTGTGGCTGCACTATCAAATTCTAAACTAGAGATTGAAATAGGAAATGCTTCGTAGAAATGAAATTCCATTTGAGAATTCATTGCACTTGTCAGTACGGAAAGAACAACTGTGGAAACTGTTCCACCTCTAGATGTTAAATTAGATTTTGCTTTCAATAATCTGTATTTTTCATGACCCTCGGCCAAACCTAATGCGATCACACGATCATAAATTTCAGTCCAATTTTTTAAATGTTCATCTACGATAAAACGAACTTCTAATGTTTCAAAAGTAACTTTATTCCCTGCATATTGAACAGTTGCATAGGGATTTGTTATTTCAATATTGGGAATAGACACGCCAGGAATATTGACTGCTTGACAAAACCATGTCAAACTTGGAGCGTCTTCCATTGCCAATCTGAAACTAATATTGGATAGGTAATTTATATTGTCTGGTATTTTATTTGATGCTGCCATAGAGTTCCTTTACTACTATTTATTCAAACATTTTCTCAAACTCTGAATACTCAATATCCTTACCTACAAACACAAATTTACAATCTGGATGTTCCCCTTCAATTGTTTTATGGTTTTTGAGAAATACTGTATTATCTTTTTCATGAAATTGGTGAACATTTGATCCCAGATATATCCCAGAACTTGTTTGTTCGTGGTAGTAATCAAACCCCACACAATAAAAAGTTTCTCCAATATTATGTTGACAGGCCAAACGGAGTGCAACTGCATCCGTATTCCAATCATCATCCCACCATTCTACATCTTCTATTAGATCCGAAGAATCAACCCAAATAAAATATGATATTCCGT